GTCCCACCTGGCGGGTTATCGCCGTGATTGTCCAGTTGTCCGGCGTCTGGAGCGGGTTTGCATTCACACTCCAAACCGAATGACGACAAAAAACCAGTAGCTCATTGTCCCGGCTCGGGACCAGTGCGACGATCGGGTCACCCTCGCCCTTGCCCACGCGGATTCCGTCTGTTATCTTCCACTCAACGGTCACGCCGCCGGTGGCAGTCGTGCCCAGTATCGAGCTTGGCCAGATGATATCCGTGTTTTTCTGGGCCGCAAAGATCCGGCCCCTATGCTCCGCAACGTAGCTCATCGCGGGGAGGGCTGTCACATCGTCGTCAAATGTAGCGATCACGCCGCCCGTGATTTCTGAGGGCGTGATATCCGCCAAGCTCAGCCACCCCACTCCCGCGCCGCCGTTGGCAACATAGAGCACGCTGATTAGTTGGGCCATGGAGGTGTGGCTGTAGTTTGCCGCTGTCACATATGGAATTGGATTTGCCACCGGGAAATAAGCGCTCGCGTTGTCAAACACCACATTCTCAGCCTGATCCCATATCCAGATTTCCTGCCGCTGCATTGCCACCAGCATTTCCAATCCCGGCAGGGTGAACGGCATCAGGTCGGCCCGCTGCATTGATAACGTTGAAAAATAAGTCATGGGCAAGTGGGTCCGACACGCCGGTCTTGGGCAAAGCATGCCGTCCGGGGTGAGGTCCACGTTGATTAGCTCCGCCGCCTCGTCGTCCTGGATACGGTTGGGTTTGGTCCCGCTCACCTGTCCAGACCACTGCAAGGATCCGGTGGTTTGGACCGGATCGTCCAGCGTCTCGATGTGTTGGATTGCCATGTCGTGCCTCTCGCCTTAGCCCAGCACCGCCGGGACAATGTTGCCCTCTCCGTCCAGTTCCCACAGTGGGACCGATGGCGCGGATACCTTCCCCAGGTAGCCCATCGGGGCGCCCCTGTGTGGGCTCCTCAAGTATGCCCCACCCAGCGGGCCAGCCGTCAGGCGGCGCTGTCCCATCGCCTGCTTCTGCTCCTCATCGAGCATCGTCCTAATCATCGCCTCACCCTCCTGGAGTTCGGCTGTGGCCTTCTGAAACTGCCGCCTGCGCTTCCACAGGTCGGCGCGAACATAGGGCCGGATCACGTAGTCACAATTTGAAAGCGGGAGGATGTCGCCATCTTCCAGTTCCGGGAGTGCTTTCTTACCCAGCACAATCAGCCGGAAAGGCTCATCCCCCGGCGCCCCGACGATACGGATCAGCCGGGTGCCCGGAGTGGATCCCCGTCCCTGCTCTATCGCGTAAACAGCCGTCCCCGACTCAAAGCAAGCGCCCCCGCGCTGAAAGGCCCCGATCAGGTCACCAAGTGCAAGGGTCTGATCCTCCATCCCCACCTTTAGCACCCGCTCAACCGGGAGCTGATAGCACCGCCCCACCGGGAGCGTTCCGCTCGGGACATCCTCCACCACGGCGCTGGCCGGAGTGATCCGGAAAAGGATCAGCGTGTCCCGGAGTGCATACTTGGACCAGATGTATTCCATGCGCTCCTTTACGTAGCCCTTGGCCTCCTCCTGGACATGATGCTCCTCCACCCCTACGGCCTTGCAACACGCCGCCGCGATCTCCGCCACTGTCTTTGCCATGATGTTTCGTTCCCTTCGGTTAGTGCTGCCTTTCGCGCCTTACCATTCCACGATTGCGAGCCCGCCGCCGCCTGCTGCCGCCCCGGTGCCTGCTGTGCCTGCCGCCCCGATTACCAGGGCGATATCCACCGCTGTGGTGATGGTGATCACGGTCACGCCCCCGCATTGGCCCGTCAGCTTCGAGTTGACTGACCATGCGCCCCCGAGTCCATAGATCCCCACGCCCGCCGGGCCGATCGGCGCCGGGAAAAACTGGGTCACCCCGGCGCCTGTCACGGCGGTTTCGCCGCCGCCTGCCCCGCCCTTCGCGGCAGTGGTATCGCCCCCGGTCTGGGTGGCTGTGGTGTCGCCGCCGTTCCCGCCGTTAGTCGAGCCCTGCCCGCCACCGCCGCCCCCCACCAGAGTGAGCGTAACCTGGAGGTTTGCCCCCGGTGTCGGATGTGTCCATGTGCCGGATGCCGTGAAAACCTGCTTGCCGTGTGGATCCTTTAGAAATGCCATGATGTTTCGTCTCCTCGTTTAGATGTTTCGTGTATGCCGGGCTTAGTAGATAAACCAGAACCCGCCCCCGGCGTTCATCAGGCTGACGGATTCCCCCGGCCTGAGTGTGATGGAGGTCTCGCGCCCCAGCGTGTCCGATAGGCTCCGGGTGATGGTGATCAGCCCCGCGCCCGCGTTCTGGATGAGGATCTGGATCCCAGGATAGCTCGTTTCCTCTGAGCTGGCCGGGATCGTCACCGTGAAAGTCCCCGTGCATTTGTAGGCTTCCCCCACCACTGCGGTGAACCCTGACGTTTTCGCCCGTGGGTATAGCGCCTTGTCCTGTTGAACAAAGGCCGTGGTGGCCAGCCGGGTGGAGTTGTTTCCCCTGCTCTGAGTCGGGGCGGTCGGGTTGTCTGTGAGCGCCGGGGATGCCAGCGGGGCCAGCTGGGCAACTGCTGCCGCGATCGCTGCCGCCTGTGCTGTGCTCACCGGCTTGGCGCTGTCCGCCGTGTTGTCGCAATCTCCCAGCCCCACCTGTGCTTTAGTGACGCCGTGGGGATTGGAGGTGTTGCCCGTGTGGGTGGTCAGGTCTGCCGCCGCTGCGGCGGTAGCCGTCCGCGCAAACACGGAGGACGGATCAAGCGCCGTGGCATCGCTAGAGTTTGCCACCTCGATTTGGATGTTGGCATTCTCCAGGAAGTTGTGAAAGTCTGCCGGGAGGTAGCTGCTCCCGGTGGCGAAGGTCACGCCCCGCGTGATGGATTTCGGTTGTAAGGCCATGGTAATGGTTTCCTCTCTGGTTGGTTATGCTGCCGCCTCGCTGTCCGGGCGGGCGGGCTCTATCGGCTCATACGCCGGGGCGTTCTCGTCACTCCACACCTTGCGGAGCGTAGCCGCGCTGTAGCCGGTCCGCTGTTCCAGCGCCGTTCTGCCGATGGTATCCTCCAGTTTCGAAAGCGTCCGCATGGTCGCGGCGGTCTCCCGTTCCGGATCCTGAGCGGATCCGGTGAACGCCACCGGCACCACCTGCACCCGGCGGAATCCCGCCGGTGTCGCCGTGTCCCGCTGTGAGATTGGAACGATAAGTTCAATCCGCGCCCCCCCGTCCTCTGATTCGTACACATAAGTAGGCATGTCAGTCTCCTCCCCAAAGTTTCCCCAGATACGCCTGGGCCACTGCCCCGACAATCGGGGCCAACAAAAACAGGAGTGCCACCGCCCCGCTTGCCTTGAGCAAGACACGGCGCACTCCGTCCAGTTGATCGGCGGTCTTCGCCTGCCCATCCTCCAGCCGGTCCAGCCTGAGCAATATCGCTTTCTGGAGGATGATGGATGTTTCGTCCGACTTGCGCTCCACGCACCTGAGCCGGTCCTCTAAACTGTCAATTCGTCTGTCTGCCTCCATGTGTGGGTGGCTCCGCTTCTGCTGCAATTCGTCCGGGTGGGATATCCGGGCTATATGCAGGCGACAGCGACAGCACCCCCATGTGCTGCAAGTATAGCGTCAGCGCCTCTGGTCGAATCATGGCAACTCCCGGCTGGCCGGTCGGGTAAAGCACTACCCTGTTAACCCCAGTTTCGGTGTTCACTTCTGCCCCGCCGCTTGCGGCGTGCCCCTGGGTGTGATGGTATGCACCCCACACCTGTTCCACTTCCGCCCCTAGCGCGGGAGTTGCCAAAAAGTAAAAGTCCTCTCCGATCGTCGCACCCGATGCCACCGGCCCCGCCGGTTCATACGGCTGCGGGAGACAGCCGATCAGGATCAGGGAAAGCATCAAGCCAAAACAACCCCCGGAAAACTCATAGATCATTCGCTTCCCCGCGCCGGTTTCCCGGAGATATTTCAAAAAACTATCCCGATTCATTTCCCCGCCCCCTCTGTGCTCTTTGTGCCCTCTGTGGCAATTTCCGTTATTCGCTGCTGGATCACGGCATCCGTGATCTGCTGCTGGTAGTGCCTTGCCTGCGCCTGAACTTGTTGGATACTCAGCGCCCCGCGTTCTTTCAGCCGTCGGTTGATCTCAGGGAACGCCAGCCTGCGCTCGCCCTCTGTCCCATGCTGGGCCAGTGCGATAAGCTGGTCATCCCATAGCGCCTCCACATGGTATTTGGCGATCCATGCACGCGCCTCTTTCAGCGCGGCCTTGGCTGCCACCTCTGCCGCCTTTGCTGCGATCGGGTTCACGCCGGGCCTCCTTCCATCTCCGGCGGGTAAACCCTCAGCTCCGGCTGTGGCACCTTCACGGGCCGGAAATCATCCATCGTCAATCCCCGCGCCTGAACATCCAAAGCAATGTGGCGCATGTATTCCGCGTCCGCCTTGCTCACCTTGTAGGCCCGTCGTCCGAATGCCCTCAGTGTCCGGTAGTGCATCCATGCCTTCCACTCCGGGACACCCGCCCGCCGGAGCAGTGCCAGGTAAATCCGGTCTGCCACCGCTCGCGGTAGGAAATTGGTTTGGTAAATCCAGTCATGCACACACGCCGCCGCCTCCAGGTCCGGGTCGTAAGGGGATCCCGCAATCTTCCGGATGATCGCCAGATTTGGAATGCTCGCGTCATACTCATATCCCATCGGCACCCGCAAACGCCAGACCACCCCATCCACCAGCAACTCCACCTGATAGTCCTGGATCAGCTTCCGGGCCATCTTCACCTTGCGGAACTTCGGATTCAGGCAAGGGACCGATACCGGGAGCGGGAGGGTCGGGTCGTAGATGTTGGCCATCATGGTGGGGGTGTCCTTTGGGTTGCGGCGGTGGACGGAAGGGTCATTCCGCCGTGTTGTCAATCCTAATCCATACGATATTTGATCTCTCGTTTGTCGTCCGTAAATCATTACGGGCGCAAGTGCTTACAAAAAATCCGTAGCTCTCGCCCGGTCTGAACTCCATCGGGGCGAGCAGGTGCCCCGGTGCCTGCATCACACCCGGAAAATCCTTGCTCTGCTGGTCTTGATTGCGGAGCCAGTCAATCGTCGTTGCGTAGAGCTGCCCCCGGACATTCTGCACACACCACAGATTCCCCGTGGAGGTGGATCCGTCCGGCTGCTTTGCCTGCATCCATGGCGTTTCCTTGCTGTAGGGAAACCGGATTTTGCCACCGAAAATCTCCACCCCCTTGAGGGCAATCGTCTGCTTCCAATGGATCGCTCCTGAGTCCACCGGCCCCAGGGATTTGATCCCCGCCCCGATGTCCCACGGTGCATTTGTCGCTTTAGCTCTCCACTCTCCGGCGGCGGGCTTTGCCCGTGTGTCCGGGTGCCCGGCGGTCGGTGTCCCGCCCGTGCCCCAGCCGTTCAGCACACCGGCGCATCCCCACGCCAGCCCCGCATTGCCGATAGCCTGCGCGGCATCGCTCGTGCCCTCTTTCGAATACTCCATCAAGTAAATCGCCTTCAGTGGCCATTTGTTCCGGAGGGCGCCAAGGTCCGCAATATACGCCTCCGGAGGCGCCCAGAAAGTCCCCTGCCACCAAATCGCATCCACCCAGGTCAGTTCCAGACACCGCGTGTCTCTCTCAATCGTGTGAATCCCGATCTCAGCCCATGGCATTTCTTCCTTCAGCCAGCTCCCCAGGTCGTTCAGTTCGGCGGGCGTCCAATACTCCAGCGCCTCCAGTCCCGGGCAAACATGCCGGATCTGTAGCGGTTTATAAATGTCCTGGATCAGGCGCTTCCAATACGCTTTGACGGCGTTCAAGTTCTTCCGGTCCAGCCGGGGATGAGGGGCATCGTCATTCATCAGGAAAACCCAAGGCTCCAGTCCCATGGCCCTCATGTGACGATACCACTCCAGCGTCTCCAGCCGCGCCTTTTCGCTCCCGTCGTAGTAGATTTCCCGGTGGGGCGTGTGTGCAAAATCCCCGTAGTTTATCGCGTAAAGCGGTATCGCATTTGCCCCCATCTCCGCCAGCCGGTTGATAATCGCATGCCGCGCCGTATCGGTCGGCTGGGCCATCAGCGTCAGCGTGGTCCATGTTGCCAAGTCTGTCTTTGGATCATAGTCCGCCAGCCACATGGACTTTACGGGCTCCCGCGTAGGGGCGGGCTCCGGGAACTGCATTGGGTCATCTGGTTTTGTTGGCTCTTCGTTCGGTGGGTCGATGGTGCGCATCACCCGGGCCTCGATCGTCGCCATCGTCGCCTGTGCTGTCCGCCATGCCTCCAGCTCAAACTCCAGCTCATTCCCCGCTGGATCCCGTCCAAGATACTTCCGGAAAAACCCTTCGATCCGCTCCCGTGCATGCCTTACATGCCGGGCCTCCGCCCGCTCAAGGTAGCGCTCGAGCGTGTCCATCCGGTCCGCCAGCTCCTTCAGCCACACCACCACATCCGGGAGCGCATCATGTGCCGCCCGTGCCATGTCCTCGATCTCCTTCATCTCACTCAATTTCGGTTTCCTCCATACGTTGCGCTGATGATGTGCCATGTGGCTCCATCGCACCACAAGACCGCCCCAGCTACTTTTCCGTCATATCCGGCGCCAGCCTGGTAGTCGGTATTTCCAGACACGCCATTGATGTGCCCCGAAAGTATCCATGCCTGGTATTCATTTGTGTAAGTGTAGGACCAAGGCGTTTTGGATCCGCATCCGATTGTTTTCCCGGAGTTCCCCGTCGGGCTCGGTAGCGTCAGCGTGAGATATCCCGCCGAATCCTCCAGGTCCGTGCATGTGTTCAGGTAGAATTTTCCTACCTCAGCCGTCACGCTCGCCGTGCGTTCCACCACTGCGGAAAACTGCGGCATCGCCGTTGCAATCGCGGTCGCGATCCCACCCGTCACGAATGCACAGTTGGCAATTTGCGTGGTGTTCGTGCCCACCGAGGCCGTCGGCGCGGTTGGGGTGCCTGTGAGGGCCGGGCTTGACAGCGGGGCCAGCGGGGCAATGGCAGCATTGATCAGCGAGTCCGGCGCCCCCAATGCTGCCCATGCGGTGGTCGTCACTCTCACCAACACAATGGAGGAACCATTGCCCTGTAGCGTGTAGGATGTCGCCAAGCCGGTTGGAGTCACAAACTGGTCTGATCCGCTGCGTGTGATGGTGATTGTTGCTGCATTCCCAACAATAATTACCCCGATTTGATCGCCTTGGGCGCATGTTGCCGCCAATGGCATTACCACTCCGCCGGGACCTGCGAACGCATACAGCCTTCCTACAACTCCAGGATTTACTGTGCCTGAGGTAAAATATGAGTATTGCCATTTTTCTATCCTTGCGGCGATCGCTGCCGCCTGTGCTGTGCTCACTGGCTTGGCGCTGTCCGCCGTGTTGTCGCAGTTCCCCAGCCCCATCTGTGCCTTTGTCACGCCGTGGGGGTTGGAGGTATCGCCTGTGTGGGTGCTCAGGTCTGCCGCTGCTGCTTTCGCTGCCAGTGCGGACTCCAGTCCCTCGATCATGCTTTGAGGGTGGGTCGCCGGGTGGGTGTAGTTGTTCGCGTTTTCCGCGATTCCCGCCAGTTTGCTCCGCTCTGTCGATGTCAGGATCTTGAGCGTGGATGTCTCCGCGATATCGCTTGCATCGATCGGGGTGTTCTTCCCCGTCCCGCCGCTCTCCACTGCCAGCGGGATGTCAAGGTGGAGCTGCCGGATGTAGCCGATCCACCATGGACGGGCGGGCATTCCAAGCGGGGCCTGTGGATCATTCGGGTTTGGTGCGATTGCGGCGCTCATGCTGTTTGTGCTTTCTCCTGCTGTCGTTTCTGGTAGTCGCGTTCCCGCTCATTTTCCCGCTCGTTGGCATCGCGATAGCCGTCCGGCATCCTCCATATGAGCATGAGCCCGAGTCGCCTGGCATGGACGCGGAGCATGTCCCGGATTACCCGGTATCGGTCGGGGGTCGCGGCGGCTGGGTGCACCCATCGCGTGATGCCTGGCGTGGCATTGCACCCGATCAGCTCCACGCGCTTTACTCCCATCCATGCGAGGATGGCGAGTGCGGCGGCTGTGGTGCTGCGCCCCGTAAAGAGCTTGCCCGCGCGGGGCTCGTGCTGCTCATGGATGGGCACCCGCTGCCAGTAGATCACGCGCCCGCCGCGTAGCCTAACCGGCTGCTCCGGGATCCACTGCGGGAAAAATACCACCGGCTGCTTGCGCTTGCGGAGGGCTTCCCCTACCCGCTGCACCGCTCCCACGTCACTGGCCACCGCGTAGGAAACACCCGGGACCAGTAGCGCGGCCTCGTTTATCGCCATGCGCGGGATGTCCGGGTCCTCCTTTGTCCAGTCAATCGTATCGATCTCCGGCCCCTTCCCGATCAGCAAAGCGTCAAACGGATAGCGGATATAGCCCTGCCGCCGGGCTTCCAGGCCCCGGATACGGGTCCACTCATGCCGGGCTGGCCGGTGTGCTGTGAGGATGCCAAACATTCGCGGGATCTTAGCTCAGGTCGGCGTATTCCTCGTCAAGTTCGCGCTCCATCCGTGCGATCTCATCGTCCGGCGTTTCCTCTGCCATGGCGTCCTCTCCGCCCCCGCTGATCGGCTCGCCGTTGGCGGCATCCAGCGTGAGGGTGGCGGTCTCGCCGTCGATCGCGGTCACGGTCGCCGTGACGCTTAGGTCCACCGCATCACCCACGGCGGGGGCGGTGGTCGGGTTGGTATCGGTGCCGGTGTCAGTCGCCGGGAGTGCCAGCGCGGAAAGTGGTAGTTTGATGTCCATGGTTCTCTCGGTCTCCTGTTGTCTCGTTTATCATGTCAGTTTTGAAAAAAGCCAGTGGGTGATTCATGGGGTAAATGATACAAAAACCCGTCCCGGGACATCCCCGGGCACCACGCCCCCCTGGCTGCATTTACTCAACGCATCCTGTTTCCACTCGCGTGAGGCGGCTCATCCTCATGCGAAAGAGCTGAGTGCGCGGCCCTGGCACACGAACGATGCATTGAGCACCTTCGCGGCCCACCACACTTTCCACCCTGCCATAATCTGGAGATTGAGCGGATCGCTCTTCTCCTCCTTGTCCAGGATGAACACCTTCGGCTTCACCGGGTCATTGGTCCCGCCCATCTTTGGCACCCCCACGGCATCGCGGCCCACCACAAAGGATGAGAACACATCGCCAGCGGCGTCAAATGTCCCGTAGGTCGATGACTCCTTGAAAGAGTTGTCAATCTCGATCCAGCGGATCCCGTCCATCTGGCCGATCTCACCGGCCCAGCGTTGCTCCGGTTTGGAGTAGTCGCTCGGGTTCATCCACTCGGTATCCTGCACAAAGTCGTGCGAGTGTTCCGGAGGGATCAGCCCGGCATAATACTTGCCGTCCACCTTGGGAGCCCGCTTCACGCGGAGCGCGGTTTTCATGCCCAGCGCAAAGGCCCGGCTGAATTGGTAGGTTGCCCCGTTCGTTGCGGCTGCCAGCGTGGTGAAGTCTGCGGAGCTGTCCCCGGTGTTCACCCCGGCGAAACGGCTCAGCGAGTTGTCACTGTTGAGCAGTGCAGCCACCACCACATCCCGGATCACGGTGTCCACCTTCAGGCCGGCATCTTCACCCATGGCCCCGATTTCGTTTTTCAGGGGTTCGTAGGCGTCGATGGCGTCCATCACATCGGTGAGGCTGTATACGTCGCCATACTGGGCAAGCGTGGCCTCTGCGGCCTGGAGCACCGGATGCCCCCCGCGTGCTTCAGGGTTCGTCCCTTCCGAGATTGCCTTCACGTTTGCGGCGCTGGCCTCACGGCGGCGAAACCACCGGATGGTCTTGGCGTTGCTCCCCTTCTTCAGCTCACCCTTTTTGCTGATATCATACCAGCGGAGGGTGTAAGCTGCGTGAAGCAAGAGCTTCTTTTCCAGGAACGGGATCAGCCGTTCATTGGTAAAGGTCAAGTCGGTTGTTTTGGCGATTGCCATAATAGTGTCCTTTCAAATCAATTGGTTAGTGTCTGAGGATCATCAGCCCCTCAGCGCTTGATAGTCGGCATCCAGCTCCGCCTCCTGCTCTTTCAGTGAAAGATCCGTGAAACGGCGCGTGGCGCTCTTGGTCTTGGGCGCTTGTCCGGCTGCGGGCACATGGCCCAGCTTCCTCTCTAGTTCGGCCACCCGTTTTTTCAGGGCGGCATTGTCCTCTGTGAGCTTCCCCTGGTCTTGCAATTGCATCCGCGCCTTTACCAAATGGCTAGCCAGATACATTCCCCCAAGGCTGTTCCACACCCATGGCTTTTCCTCAACAAACTTTCGCACGGCGAGCCTGAACGGGTCACCCTGCGGGCCTGCCGGTTGGGCAAGTTCGGGGATCTCCTTCTTGGCCATTTCGAAAAACGCCGCGTTGTGCTGGTTGAATTGCTGCTGTTGGGTTTGGTGGATAGCCCGCAAGCTGCCTTGCGTTTGCTCCTGCGCTTCCAGCCGGGCGGCGGCGGATCTGGCAAGTGCTGCCTTCTCGTCCTCGCCCCTGTCGGTGTAGGATTTGGCCGCGCGGTGGTAGTCCTCAGCGGAGAATCCCGCCTTGTCCTTTAGCCGCTCGCCCTGCTTTAGCTGGATCATCCCGGGCACCTGCTGTTGGAGAGTTTGGAAATAAGCGCGGATCGCCTGCTGCTCACGGGCGATCTCCGCCCGCTCACGCTGGATCTCCTGCCGCTCGGTCTGAACGGTCTGCTCGGCCTGCTTCGCGCGGGCAATGCGGTCCTCAATCTCCTTGCGCCTCTGCTGGTAGGGTGTCAGCTTTTCGCCTGGCTTCGGTTCGGCGTCCGGCTTTTTGTCGCCGGGCTCCTCCTTGGCCTCTGCGTCATCCTTGGGTTTGTCCTGGTCTGCCGGATCGGTGTCCGGTTCGTCCTGCTCCTGCTCTGGATCCTGATCCGTGTCGGGATTCTGCGGCTCGGTTTCGGTGTCGGGGGAATCGTCCCCTTCGTCGGCTGTCACCATAGGCTCGTTAAGGTTCGCCCGTGCTTCAAGCTCGGCATCGAGTTTGGCCATCTCGGCATCAAGATCAAGTTCTGTCAGTTCGTTGCTCATGTCGGTTTGTTCCGGGATCACTTAGCGCCGCCCCGGATAGAGTTGCGGCGGGTTATGTCGTCGGTTACGGGCGGAGTCTTTCGCGGATCCGCTCAGCCCGTGAAGCGGTCGCGTGGTTTTCCTCGCTGTCGGATGGTGCGCCCCCGTCAGCCTGGGCGGTATGGTTTGCCGATGTGTCGCCATCGGCGGGCGAAATGATCTGAGACAGCGGGCGCTGTTGTGCTCCCGCCTGGGCGAATAGCCAATCCTTCGCGGCCCGTAGTCCCTGCGCCGTATAGACAAGCTCCAGGATCCTATCCTGTGCGGTCCGGTAGCCGGTCGCATCGAGGGTCTGGCGGATCCTCAAGGTGAGGCGGGCCGCCAGCCGCTGCCCGGTGTCGGTATCGAAAAAGCGGTTTGCCAGCTTCGTGTCCGCTGCCGTCCATGGGATCCCATCCGCCCTCTCATCCAGAATGTCTGACAGGTCAGGGTTGCGGCGCCGGTAGTCTGCCAGCTCACTCTGGGCCTTGTCGGCTATGGATAGGGCTAACAGCACTTCCTCTTGTGCTGTCTTCGCCGGGACTAGGATCTCGTCGGACCTCAGCACCCGGAGCGCGTATGCAATTCTGGATATCAAGGCTTTCATGGTTTGTGGGAAATGATGATCACTTCAGCCGGGACGAATGGAACCTCCTTGGTGTTTACCAGTTCGGTTGTGAATACAGGTTCCACCATGTATTCAGCGTCTGTGTCGTATTCCGCCACGATTGGCGTCACGATTGGGAGGTCTGGTCCGGCGAGTAGTTCGCGGGCGAATTCATGGGATGTTTTCATGGTGTCTCGTTATGTTACGTCACGTCACGTCACGTCACATCGGCCTCATCGGGGCTTGTGGTTGTGTCATGGGTCCGGCGTTCATCATGTCCGGACCTGGTGACGGTGCTTGCATCGGGGGCGGTTGCATCCCGGCGCCTGGTGGTGGTTGCATGGGTTGTCCTTGCGGTTGTCCTTGCGGCTGGGTGAGCTGCTGGATCATCTGCTGTATTTCCTGCGCTGCCTGCTGGTTGCTCTTCTCCAGTGCCTGCATCCGCGTCTGGATGTGCTTGCCGATGATCTGCATGGCATCCGGCGCATACTGCACACCCTGCTGGGTGTCACGCATGAGCTTCTTCACGATTGCCTTCAGCCGGATCGCGTGGTCGCTGCCTTCCTGGATCGGGGAGTCAACCCCCTCCCGCATGATGATCAAGTCCAGGATAGCCGCCTGCGCTTCGCGCTGCTCTGCCACGCCGGTCCCCACAAATACCCGCTTCTTTAGCTGGGTGTCCACGGTCTCGAGCATCCATGATGTCAGCTCATCCCTATCCACTGCGGGATTCTGGATCATGCGGTCATAGGTCCATGCCGCCTCCTGGACGCGCTGGTTTCTATCCCACTGCTGCCCCATCCCTGCGGGGAAAATCTTGTATTTCATGCCCCGGTGTTCGTCCGGCTTCCATTCCTGAAGTCCGGCATCCGGATCCGGGCGGGCATATGTCACGGTCTCCTGGCTGTGCAAGACCACGCTGTCCCAGACCTTCCTGTAAAGGTCCTGAATGCCCCGGAGGAAAAGGTTGATCCGGTAGCCGGTGGTCATCTGGTTGAGCTGGTCCACCTTGCTGATTTCAAACGCCGTGCGGGCCTTCCCCTTGCCGTCCCCTATTGCGTGATCCGGGGATCCAACCACCTGCTCCGCAATCATGCGGGCCTGCTGGATCTCATCCTGTAAATCCTTCGGCGGGTCGGGCATCCGGAGGGGGACAATCGGAGTGGGGAGCAAAACCCCGGGGTCAAAGGTGTAGTTGTCCTGGTTGTCGATGCGCCCGTCCTGGGGCATGAACACGGGTTTCGTGGTGTAGTCCAGGATGTCCGCCTTCGCGTTCCAGTTCTTGCAGGCCCATACCTCAAACGGGGCAATCCGGGCCGCCGCCCCGCGTGTGCTATACCATCCTTTAACGCGCTTCTCTGCCGCGATCGACACAAACGGGAGCCCGTCCTCGTCGAGTTCCACCACGTCGCGGATCTTCTCTTTCTCGCATACCGGGCTTACGGTCCGCATGGTCCACTTGCCCGCGCCATTGCGCTGATACACTTCCCAAAGCACCAGACTGTGCTCGTCGTCCATGTAGGTGATCCCGGCCCGCTCCTGCCGCTCCTCTTCCTCCTCGGTGTTCAGGGCATCGTCGTTTGCCTTGTGCTTCCCGCATAGGCGCTTTACCAGGTCCTTGTCCTTGTTCGCCGGGTCATAGCGGTCATCCGCAATAAAATCCATCCGCCCAAGTTGCCTGACGTGGACAATCCACTCCGCCTGTTCCATGTCCTTCACGTCCGGGATGATGATGTGAGTCGCCGGGACCGCCTCAAACATGGGCGCTTTTTTGTCATGGTCCCAATAGTGTTTGATCACACACCGCCCGCCGAACTCGATTGCATAGGCGGCATAAGGGAGTTCATCCTCCCAGTTCGATTCATGCCGCATCAGGTAGTCAAAGTAATCCTTGGCCGCGTCTGCCTTGTCCTTCGCTGCGATATTCGGCGGGATGAAGTTTGCCACCTGGTCCCCGCCGAACACCGCCTGAACATAGATTGGCTGGATCTTTGTGAGGATCATGTCAATGAGCGGGAAATGCAGGTCAGCCGCGCCCGCGTGGGGCTTCTGGCTCCGCTCCAGTCCGTCCTCAATCATTTCCTCATAGATCGCCATCCGCTCCTCCCAGTCCTGCCGGGCCGTGAGTTGATCACGTATGCGCTTCATCAGCGCGGCGCCCGGCAGGTGGGTCTTTTCGGAGTTGGATGAATCTGAGGCCGTAGCCTCATGGGAAAGGTCTGTGTCTGTCGCGTCTGTCATGGTCTCAAATGGTTGCGCTCATGCCTCGCATCACGCGGCGGCGCGTTTCAGTCTGGCCCCCTTGGGCGCGGTTCCATGTGGCAAAGTTCATGTGTCCCGTCTTGATATAGCTGCGGGCCTTCATCTGCTCGCCGCCCTTGGCGATACATCCCACGATCGACTCCGCCCGGTCCGGGCTGTCGCCTCCCATCGCCTTCATCTGCTCCTTGCTTTCGAGCTTCAGCTTTCCGCTGCTGTCGTTATCCCAGCGCCGGGTGGTGATCTGCTGGACCATCGTGTCATCGTCCCGGATGATGATCTCGCGGCGTTCGATCGCCCGCCGTGCCCGGTCCCACATCTCCGCCGCCAGGTTCTTGTAAACCTCGCCGTCCGATGGAGCCGATTGGTTGAATACCCGGTTGATGGGCCATCCCAGCTCCTTCAGGCGGTCGATGATCCCAACTCCCAGCCCGGAGGCGTCCCCGTATATCTGGCCGGGCTCTAGTCCCAGCCGCCGGAATTTCCGGACAAACTCACCCGTGGCCGCCATGGTGTCCTTCTCCCGCCATGCCGCCTCTATCCCCACAAGGTTCCCGGTCCGCATCGCCACCACATTCTCATCCCCGCCGGCGGCGAAGTCGCACCACGCCACCTTGTCCATCCCCACTCTTGGGAATGGTGGCTCTGCCATCCGCTCCCTCCATAGGCATGGCGTGATGAGTGCATTCGGGATGATGATCCCCTCGTCCAGCGATTCGGGAAACTCCCCGTAAATGGATGCCCTGACAAACGGGTGGGTCTCTCCGTATTTGTCGATGATCTTCTGGATCTTCTCGCGGGGAATGTGCGGGCAATCGTTTAGCCCGATCTCCCAGCATTGGTATAGCGTCCGGTGTTTGGTGAACGCCCGGTAAAACTCTCCCGCAAGTGTGGCATGGTCCGCGCTGCTGATCAGGATCAGCACATCCGGGTGACACCTGTCCACCGCTGTGTAGATCGCATCCGGGACCGTTTTGGCTTCGTCGATCACCATCACCAGCGGCGGCATGTAGCTCTCCCCGCTGGGTAGCTTCACGGGTGGCCGGTTGTGCCAGCCCTCAAACCTCCCCGGGTCATTCGTGGTAAATGCTTCCACCCTCGCCCCGTTCGGTGCTTCAATGGTGTGGGTCTTGAAATCCCATCCGGCAAACACCGGATTGCCCTTATGCCGTGCCACGGCGGGCATGAACTGGCTATCCACCTGCCTCCCCACGGCTGAGGTGTAGACAAGCAAGCTGTGCGGGTATAGCATCGGGAGAGACAGCGCAAGCGGCGCCGCAATGTGTGCCGTCTTCCCTGCCTCATTCGGGCATCGGATCGCCATCTGCACCGGGTGCCCGGACAGTAGCGCCTCCTCGATGGCGAAATGGATATCCCGCTGCCAGTCGTGCATCGGTATCTCCAGGACATGCTCAGCAAATCCCGCAAGGCTTGCCATCTCTGGGCTGATCTCGATCATGGCCTAGTTCTGCCGCGCCTCCTGCCGCGCCTTCCGGATCTCTGCAAAGCGCTGGTGTGCCTGCCAAAATGTATCCGTGATCTCGTTCCCCATCACCAGCTTTACCGTGGATGTCTCCGTGATGTTCAGGCTCAGCTTGCCAAGCAAGGACGCCAGCAAGGTGTCCACCTCGTTTGCCTGGCGCGTGTAAAGTCTCTCCCTGACTTCTGCCCTTGCATAGGCCGCGCTCTTCAGCTTGTGCTCGGTGATCCACGCCACCTTGTCCGCCTGCCGCGCCTCGCATTCCCTCAGCTCCGCCAGCTTCTCATCCGCTTCCCGCGCCGCGTCCATCGCCTTCCCGTTCATCACGATTGAAAGCTGGGCCTTCGCCGTGATCAGGCGCCGGGCATCCGCCCCTATGGGTTTCAGCATCCGGGCATACATCCTGGCAACATGCGGGCGCTTCATCAGCTCATTGGCCTTCACCGCTGCCACCGCCTGGCTCTTCCCATACCCCGCATCAAACGCCGCCTGCCCAAGCCTGCCATGCGTCAGCAAACCCTGGACAAACTTCAGTTCCCGGGGGTCAAGCTCGCTCACGCCCTCCGGCATAGCCTCCGGATCCAGTCCCACGGACTCCCCGAATAGACTCAACTGCCCTGCGTCGATCTGCTTGTGTTTCGCCATCGCAATCTTCCGATGGCTAACTCAGCCCACCACGCGAACTCGCCAATTCAAGAAAAATCTTTCACCCGCTCCCCAACCCACTACACCTCAACGAAATAAAAATCCCCACCCTCCCAAAATCACCCGTTTTCCCAAGTTCGCAACCCGTCACAATCCAAGCGTCATTTGCACCAGCTCTGTTCCCTGTATAGACGCTGGGTCCTTGAGGACCTCGATCATATCCCTGGGGTCTGTCAAGGATCTCAAAGTCTCCTCATCATACCCCCCCAAATAATACGGCCCGTATTCGCTGTGAGTATTTCTCGGACCTGCCCATTCCAAGGTAAGATGCACATGTGGTGGATCCCCCGGCCCGATACCTGCACAACTCCACCGGCATGTGCATCCCCTCTTTATTTCCGTGATTCGATACGGCCCGGCCCCGAAGTTCGTCCGGATGATCATGCCACACTCCAGCCTCATAGCCATTCCCTTCAAATCAGCCACGGGCAACCTGGCCCTCCACATACCGGGCACCCCTGGCGGTAGTTTGTCCCACATCTCGGGCAATCCGGGGCTCCGCTCTCTGAGTATTTTTCCTCGATCGGTAGCCCATAGGTCTGGCTTGCATATACCCCTCCCCTCGGTTCCGGAGCTTCACTCCTCCGGATCGGCTGCCCGTGCTTGTCAATCCTCACACTGTCCTCTCTGTCCATGTCAGTCCTTATTTGTCCTCATGTCCGAATGGCAACGAACACCACTGTTCGGCGTATCTATCCGTCTGTATTTCCTGTGAGATGTGTAGTTCGGGTTTGGGGCTGTTTCTCCGGCGCATATCGTCTTTCTCCACACACCCCCATCGCCTAGGAACTCGTCTGATTCGCGGATGGTTTCTCCTTCTTTCAGCATCCGATACGCCGAACAAGGTGCTGCACCCAAAGCGGGCATCGCTTTCGGGTTATTCGTTTGAGTCGTAGATTTATCCATGTTTTACTTTCCGCTTGGGTGAGCTTGATCGTTCGGCATACAAAAAGCCGCTTCTGCAATATGGCGTGTGTATGCAGGCGGGATGCACTCTTTCAGTCCGTCGCAGGACATCCATCCGATGCCGTAGGCGAGCGGGGCGTTCTTCACGGACTTCGGGGAGATACCCAGCGCGTGCCGTTTGGCGCGGCTGGCTTTGCTTGCCGTCGTTACCAGCAGGGGCATTTCCGAGTGGTCACAGGCGCACGGAGCCGCAACAGGGAAGTTCGTTTCAAACCACCTATGGCGGCGGGTACGCAGCCCGAACATCGACCCGCAGAGCATCACCGGGTTTTCCAGTTCATGCCGCGCCCCTTGGACGTTTTCAATCACGTATGGTTTGCCCAGCCTTTTCAGCATCTCGCGCAGTTGCGGGATCAGCTTCGGATACTTGTCCTTGTGGACGGCGGGCGTGAGATGGCTGTATCCTTGGCAGGGCGGGCTTGCATGGATCATGTCATATTCGTGGCCGTGCGCTTCCAGATAGGCCAGCGCGTCCCCTTGCGTGAAGCTGAACGGGTATCGGGGCTGCGGTTCGATGTCCACACCATGCACGGTCATTCCGGCCAGCGCGTAGCCCATTCCCGCCCCGCCTTGGCAGCAGAACAACTCAAGAAGGCGAACAAGGCGGTGGACTGAACCACTACCCGCCGCAACGTCTGTTTCGATTTCGAGAGTCTTCATGGCGGGTAGTGGTCAGTCACCTTGATCGTTGGGCAACAATTCCCACCGGATCAGTATCCCCTCAAATGGGAATCCATGCTCCCGCTCGAACCACTCCAGCATTTCGCACACTCCAGGAAACCCGTCCGCTCTGGCAACTGAGTCCGCTTCTCGAATCGTAAGAAACCGCTCTCCAATCCACATTTCCCATTGAATCGGCTCCTCTTCGTGGTCCGCATAGATCCGGATCGGGTAAACGTTTCGAATCCTTCCCGTGCCCAGGATCACATGCTTGCTTCGGTAGGGCTTATCCGCCCAACGTCGCAAGCTCACCACATCCCCCACCTTAGGCATCCGCTTCGGCGTGGGCCGGATCGTCTGCAACTTCCTCCCCTTCCGGACCAGCTCCGCAAACTCCGGCTTAAACATCTTCACCACCGTTTTCATCCTTCCACCTTCATCCTTTCTTTCATCATTCCACCGTGCATCCGGTTCCCACGGTCGCGGGCATATGAATCCCGCTCCCGAAAGTCCGGATACGTTTGATTGAAAGCATCGAGCAAGCTCTGGGTAGTTTTCCCACACCGGAAGAACCGCCCGTCAAATGCCTGCATGGCATAGAACCGCGTCTTGCGGATTCCGAAAAGCGCCTCCACCTCAAGCTGGGTCAACCACACTGCCCGGTTGTCCGCCGGGGCCTCCGCTGCTGCGTAAAGCCTGAGCTGTGCCTTTGGCTCCCTCCTCCCCTTTTTTGCTGTCGTTGCCATCACTCGCCCCCCTTTCGTTGTGCCTGCGTGCGGAACCTCACCGGGCTGGTGTAGTCCCTCAACCGCCGGGCGATATCCTCCCCGATCGTCGGATCAGTCGCGCCAAGCCTGCGGGCCAGCTCATCCCCGGTAAATCTCGTCGTGATGAAGGTCGGGAGCATCCGCTCCACGCGGTCATTGATCAGGCTGAACAAGGCGCTGCTCACGCCCTCCGCGCTCACGTCCTTCCCAAGGTCATCCATACACAACACCGGCCAGCTCGTCAGGTCCGCCAGCCACCACTCCACATCCCGCCGCCCCAGCGCGTGGAAAAACTCCTGCGTAAACTCACCCGGCTTCAGCACCTTCACCCGGTGCCCGTCCTGGACCAGCGCATGGGCTGCATGCCAAAGCGCCGTGCTCTTTCCGCTGCCCGTCTCCCCGTAAAGGGTCATCCCCATCTTGCCCGGGAACCTCCGCTTTGCGAAACCCCGGCAATGAGCCATCACCTTTCCCCATGCCTCCCAGTCCACACCCGGGAACCTCTCCGCCTCCGCATGCCGAATCTGACGGTAGAGGATCGGCATCCCCTTTTCAAACTCCAGTTCCCGCAGCGCCTGCCGCTCCGTCAAGTCCAGGTCATACGCCGCTGCCCGCTCACAAACCCGTTGATGCGATGGCAAGCTCCGCCCGCATACCCCGCATTTTCCCTCCTGGATCTCATACCCTTGCCCCCGTATCCGCCGCCACATCCCCACCACGTCCCGCCGTGTCGGCTGGCAATCCGGCTGCACCCATGTCAATTCCGCCCCGGTGATCTCCGGCATCACATCCGCCACCGATCGCGCCCCATCCAACTCCATTTGCTCACTCATCGCCATTCCCTTTCGTTAGTTCTCGTCCTCATCCTGCCGCCTCATCTCGGCCCAGATATCCAGCGCCGCTGGCCCGATGATCCACCCCCCAAGGATCCCAGTACCCAGCACAAACAACCCCGCCCCGATCAGCCCAAACGCCTGCATTCCGTCCATGATCAAAACCCTTTCGAATAGTCTATTTTCCGATACCCCCGGAGAGGTCCACGTCCGACCACAACCTTCTGTGACGGGAAGTAGCGCCCCGCCTTCCATGTCCGACAACATGCCTTCCAATCCCGAACCGGCGCCTTCTCACTCCTCCGCCAGCCGTTTTCTTGCCAGTTCGCATACAAAAACACGGCGTCTGACTCCTCCAATCCCAACTCATCCCGGACAAACTCGATCACTGCCGATTCTGTCGGTCTCATACTCGGGCAGTCTCGCAGATTCTTTCGTCCTCGTGGTCCAGGTGTGTCCTCTGCTTCTGCTTCGACAAACGCAAATACCGGAGCCCGGGCATCAGCCCCTTCCCCTCTCTCTGCACTCTCTCCCTTACCCGTAATACTTTCCAATATCGTATTATTCGTAATACTAAGGGGGGTGTGGGGGGACGGACACACTTCCACCTCCGGCTCTTTTGCGTCTGATTTTGCCCCGCTTTCGCTGCCATTCGCCTCCGCTTCCACCCCGTCCGAATCCTGCAACCCGCTTTCCACCCGCGACTTACCGATTCTTACCACTTCGCCTGACCCGTCCATTTTGGACCCGTCCATTT